ATGACAAAATTAAAAGATCCCAAGGTTCTTTTTGGAATAGAAGTCAGAAAGAAGCTTATAGAAGTAGGGATGACTCAAAGAGAACTTGCAGAGGCAGTAGGAGCTACAGAGGAATATATATGGCATATAACTCATGGCAGAAGAAAAGGAACAAAGTATATTCCTAAGATCATTACAGTTTTAAAATTAGACCATGAAATGAAAGAGGTGATATAAAGTGACAATCAATCATGTTGGGACAGATAAAGTCAATGAGCTATTAAGCAAGATTACATCAGATACTGCAACAACTAAGATACTAGATCAGCAGACAATGGAAGAGTTTTATAAAAATAGAATCACATTTTTAGAAGGACAGTCAGGGGAACTGGAGAAGAAGCAGGAGCAGCTTGAAGCTGAGATTAAAAAAGAAATACAGCAGGTTATGGCAACGAAAGGAGCGGAACTGCTTTCAGCTAGGCAACTTTGGGAGCTTGTGGTTAAGGAAATTGGAGCTTGTGAGTATAAGCTTAAAGAGATGCAAGATGAAGCAAAGTGAATTGATTCAAGATAACTACATTAAGCAAAGGAGCACGAGATGAGATATGTAAAAATAGAAAAAGCGCCCTGCAATAAAGCAAAGGCACTTTCCAAAAAAGTCAATTACAGTATACCACTTGATAGGCTCCTTTGTAAAGGAGGGACACAATGGATGATATTTATGTGACATTAGATGATGCAGCAATATTAGAAAATACAAGCTATGAAGCCATGAAAAAGAAGATTCAGAGGCAAAGTACAAGTTTTAAAACTAAGACAGAAGAAAACACAAACGGAGGCAAGGAACGAGTTCTTATATCTCTTACTTCCCTAAGTACTCAGGCAAGACGAAAGTATAAATCTCAGCAAGTGCAGAAAGAAAAGGCTAACAGTGATGAAGTCGCATGGTATGTTTATACAGATATTAACTGGTATAAAGAACGCTTCCCACAGCACTTTTTTGAAGCGGTTGAAGTCGCAAGATATATTGAGAAGTATTTAGGTAAAGAGTTAGAAATGACAGCTGGTGAATTTAAAACTTTTTTAGCTAATAAATACGGTGTATCAGCAAAGACAATACAAAGAAGAGTAACTGACTACATAGAAGCTGATGCAGTAGCTACCATACAAGAGCTTAATACAGGAGAAAATTATGGACATTATAGGATACTTGCATGTGCTAGAAAACCAAAGGAAGATAATACATTTCCAAGTCTAAAAGAAGAAGTTAAAGTGTTTATCGAAAATCTCTATTATGATGAGACATTCAGCAGGAATCTTAATTCAACTACTAATCTATATGAAGATCTTTTAGATGCAGCTGAAGACAAAGGCTGGACAGTGCCATCCTATGATACAGTTCTAAGATATGTAAAATACCTAAATGATCAAGATGGAGAAGGAGTAAAAGCTTTAGCAGCCAGAGGGCTTAGATATTGGAGAAACCAATATATGATCAAGCGTAGAAGGAATTTAGGGGCATTGCAGCCATTAGAAGTAGTTCAAGGAGATGCACATACTTTTGACTGCTGGGTAAGGGTAAAGAGGGCAAATGGTTCTTATCAGGCTATAAGGCCGATGCTCGTAGCTTGGATAGATATGAGAACAAGATGCTTGGTTGGATGGGTTGTATGTGAGTGTCCAGATGCAAGTATCATCAAGCAAAGTATTATCAGCATGGTTTATCCAAAAGAAAATAAAGCACTTCCCTATGGCGTTCCTAAGTATTTACTCATAGATAATGGTAAAGACTTCACGGCTCAAACGCTTACTGGAAGAGCTAGGACGGAAAGATTTACATTTGATGAAGATACAGAAGGGTTCTTTAGATGTGTAGGCATACAGGATGATATGAGAAGTATTCCCTATCAACCTTGGTCAAAGGCTCAAGTCGAGAGGTTCTTTGGAAGAGTATGCGGACAGTTTACAAAAAGAATAGCTTCTTATACTGGAACACTTACTGGAAGCAAGACATCTAGTAAAGTTGTGAAAGATATAGAAGGCATGCTTGAGAGAGGAGAACTAATGCCTATTGAGGAATTTGCAGAGCTCTTTGAGAAATGGGTAGTTGAGAGGTATCACGCTAGAAGGCACCAAGGACTTATAGAACAGGGTGAAAATACACCAGCTCCTATATCGGTGTTTAACTCAGTTGAAAGATACTTTATGGCACCACCACCAATAGATGTGGCAAGAGCAATGCTGATGGAAGGCTCTATGAGAGTTATCAGAAGATCAGGAATACAGATAACCTTTGAAGGCAAGAAAATCTATTATCAAAACGAACTGTTAGCAAACCATGAGGGTGAAAAAGTTCAATTCAAATATCATCCAAATGATGTAACGAGAGTCAAAATCTATGATATGTCAGGTGACTCTATATGCGAGGCAGTATCGCATGAATTACTTCTTATAGCACCAAAACTTAGTGAAGCAGGACTTGTTGAGCATCTTAGAGACCAAAAACGAACTGAAAGAAGAACTAAGGATACTCTTAGATACAGACGTGCTAGTGCAGAGGAAAGAAAAGAACTTAATCTTGAGGATGCTGGCAAGAAAGTAGTAGCTCCGCAAATAGATATAGCAGCACAGAAGGTATCAGCTATAGTTACCAATAACAGGTACATTACTGATAAGAAAGCTGCCAAGAAGCAGAAAGAAGAAGCTATCACTCATAGTGAAATTAAAAAGAGTGCTGAATTACAAAATGACTATTGGAAACGTAAAGCAGATGAAGTCTTTGCACAATTAGGATAAAAGGAGAGATGAATATGTCATTAGCTGAGAAACTAAAGAATTATATAGATGAAAATAACAAAAGCATTACAGAGGTAAGTGATGCAATGGGTATTGGAAGAAGCGCACTTAGTCAATATCTCAATGGGAAGTATGCAAGTGATCCAACTAATATTGAAAATAAGATTGTAGCTTACATGGAAGGGACAGGCATTGATATTACAACACAGGCTGACTCAGAAGAAAAGAAATCAATTAACAGGGAATTTTTTAGAAGCATAGATGCAAGCAGTATCATGTCTGTAGCGAGAGCTTGCCAAGATGAAATGCTTCTTGGATGCATAGTAGGCAAAAGCGGATTCGGTAAGACCATGACCCTTAAGAAGTATGCAACATTTGATAAAGTTGTTTATATCGAATGTGACAGCATGATGAGCGGTAGAGATTTACTCTTTGCTATAGAAAAAGGAATAGGCTTGCCAAAAGGCAAAGGAACTAACTCAGAAAGAGCAAACAACATCAAGAAATTTTTTAATATTAACAGAGGATATCTGATCATTGTAGATGAAGCGGACAAGCTGATCAGCAGAGATACCACTGCAAAACTAGAAATGCTAAGAAGTATATTTGATCAAAGTGACGTAGGTTTGTTAGTGGCTGGAGAACCAAGGCTTGAAATAGACATCAAGAATTATGATCAGCGTTTTGCAAATAGGATAGATCAGTACTATAGACTAAAAGGACTTGCAAGAGAAGAGGTTGTACAGTATCTAGATGGTCTTGATATTACTCAGAAAGCTGTTGAAGAGCTTATAGTGAGAGCTACAAATGATAATAGCGGATGCTTTAGATTACTGGATAGAACTATGAAGAATATTCAAAGAGCACTAGGTAATAAAAACAAGATAACAGCAGATATCATTATGGAAGCAAGTTCAATGATGATGTTATAAAATTTGCAAGATAATTGTCCAAAATAGAGGGTATTGCAGCCCTCTATCAAGGGAGATGAACAAATGGAAAAGCAGTTATATTTATTTGATCCCAAGACAGGTGAAAGAAAGAAAACAACCTACAAGATACTTTCAGGAATAACTGGAAGATCAATAAGTTCATTAAGAAGCTCTAAGAGATTATGTTGCAAAATGAAAATCTTAGGTTGCTATATTGTAGATGCAGATACCCCTATTAGTGTTTATAGAGGACTACTTGCAAAAGAAGTCATAAAAGATGAAGTGTGGCGAGATATTCCTAATGCAGATAGAGGGTGGCAAGTAAGCAGCTATGGGCGGTATAGATCAAAGGTACAGGATAGATGGATTTACAGGGTACCTTACATGGGCGTTAAGGATACTAGTACAACAATTGGCATGAGGATCAACGGAGTTCCATATATCTTTAGAGGTCACGAATGGGTAATAAAACTATTTCTAGGAGATCCACCTAAAGGTCATGTAAGTTATCATAAGGATGGAAATAAGGCCAATAACAGGGTGGAAAACTTAGGTTTTATAACACGATATGAGTTAATGCAAAAGCAAGCTCTGCCAGTTATAAGAAAACCTGTAGCTCAGCTTGATGAAGTAACAGGAGAGGTATTAGCTGAATATAAGAGTCTGATACAAGCTGCACAAGCAAATTACACAACACCATGGTCTATACGACAGGCATTAAAAGAAGATAGACCGGCTATAGGTTTTATCTGGACTACAGAAGATGCCTTATTAGAAAAAGAAATAGATTATTAAGCAGGTGAATCATGATCCAAGTATTTATTAGATATGATGTGAAAGATAAAGCAGATGCCGAGAGAATAAAAAAAGGTCTAGCAAAGATGAATTTTACCAAGCATCTTGAAGAAAAGGACACAGATCAAGTTAATAGAGAAATATGGGCTAGAGAATAAGGAGGAATCGCTATGAAAGCAAATAATTTAAGTTTAAAAGATGTGGTAAAATGTGCAGTAAATGCCCTAGAAGCTGGCGTTGACAGTAAAGAAGAAGCGGTATCATCTATCCTTGATTTTATTGATGCTAATTATACAGCAAACAGTGCTCTTGATGTAGTACCAGTAGAGGTCTTTGAGGCAAAAGATAAGGCAGGAAACACTATAAAAGTTTTCGGAATCCCAGAGCATCTGATTGCTTAAACAGCTTATGATAGTGTATATGGCAGTTTCAAACGATAAATATGAACTACCCCTAGTAGTAACAGATACACGTAAAGAATTAAGTCAAATAACAGGAATAGAAGGCGACTACATAAGCAAATGTATCTATCGAAATTTAGTAACTTATAAGTGGGAAGAGGTATGGGGTAATAAGTTTGTAAGAATACAAATCGAGGAGGAAGAAGATGAGTAGACAGATAGAGGATCTTGTTGAAGACATATTAACAACAGAAGATGGTGAAATAAGCATTAGCTTTAAAGAAGATCAAACACCTGAAGAAGCACAGAGAATTAAAGAGTGGCTTATGTCTCTTACAGGTAATGTGAGTGATGAAGATGAATAAATGCAGAGGCTGTACAGATAGGGTTTTAGGATGCCACAGCACATGCAAAAGTTATAGGGAATTTAGAGCTGCAAAAGAGTATGAATACAAAGAAAGACATAAAAGTATGTGTGATTGGGTGCTTGCTAAAAGGAATTTAAGTAGAAAGACAATGTTAAGCACACATAAGTATTAGAGAAGGTGATTAATTGGATGATCTAAGTACTATCAACCTAATTAAGACATTAGAAATAGGCACAGAAATAGAGCTTACAATAAAATGCTTGGGTGGAACAGCAAAGATACAAGGGAAATACAAAGGTGGACTTGAGCATCACGGATACTATAAACCGAGTGGTGGGTGGGGGTGCAGCTCCTTAAAAGATAAATATAAAGAATTTGAAGATGAGAGGGAATGCTGGCAGTTTCATTTCACAGAGAAAGGTAAAAGAAGTATCTATATCATGCAGATAGGTTACAAGGTTTTAGACATTAAAGTCTTAAATAAATGATTAAGCACTTAAGGAGGAATAGGATGTCAAAACATCTTAAAGCACCAACCAAGAAACAAAGGATTTTCATGAGCAAAAAGGGATTGAATTGGGAGAATTGGATGGTTGAAAGAGACACTCCACAAGAAATGGTTATAATACACAGGCATGCAGACCGAGAAGAGACATTACCAAAGATAACAAAATGCGTATAAACAAGGAGGAACAAACATGGCACGAGTAAGAATGGAAGATACAAAACTTAAGACTTGGGAAGAGGTAGATGCAGCACTTAAACAGATAGGTGAATGGCAAAGGAGTATTACTAAGGTTGAAGGCAAAATGAATGAGCAGATTGATAAGGCTAAGGCTAAAGCTGAAGAAGAAGCCAAGCCATTTAAAGATCAGATTAAAGCATATGAAGTACAGGTTAAAGAATTTGTTGAAAGTAACAGAGATGATCTAGGGAATAAGAAAACAAAGGAACTTAATTTTGGCAAGGCCGGCTTTAGAAAAAGCACTAAAATATCTCTTCCTAAAGCAGCTGCTAAACTTACAGAAATTATTAAAAAGCTAAAAAGTTTAGGCATGACTGATTGTATCGTACAGCCACCTGAGAAGATTGATAAAGATGCCTTAAAGAAGTACCCTGCTAACGAAATTATTAAAGTTGGTGCAGGACTTAAAGTTGAAGACGTATTTTGGTATGAGACAAATGAAGAAACTTTAGCTGAATAGGAGTGATCATATGCATGAGATTACATATCCTCAAATGAGAAAACTCTATGCCTTAGCAAAACAAAAAGGGCTGGACAATGAGGAGCTGCACGAACTGGTTTATCAGTGTTCAGGGAAAGAGAGCATCAAGCAGCTTAGCAAGTCTGAAGGTATTAGATTAATAGATAGGCTTGAGGTTAAAAGAGTTTCACCACAAGGAAGAATTACCCCTAGCCAAGAAAGCTATATGAATGATCTTATCGAGCAATTGGGGTGGAACGATAATCCGAAAAGGCTCAAAGGATTTATTAGAAAGTATGCAAAAGTAGATGAGATAAGATGGCTAACAGTCAAGCAAGCATCCAATATCATAGAAGGTCTTAAAAGACAGGTGAAAGAAGTAGTTGTAGCTGAAGGAAGATGATGTGTTGAGGGTATGGGAATATATTTGGGTAGAGTTAGTTGATCCAGTTGATGAGAGCATAGATAAGCAAGAGCTGATGAGAAGCAAAGCTGGCGAAAAGCTGATAAAAGAATCTATAAAATCACAGTTTGGGTATTTCCTGTGTTGTAGTGGATTGATTCAAAAAGCACCTAAAGATATATATGAATGGTGGGTAAGAACAGCGACCCCGTGCATGCTTCAGAGTAAACATGAAGGGGCGTATCATGATAGGTGTTGGGAAAAGTTTTTTAATAAAATTATAGCAGGATTTGTCCCAACAGTGATAAAAGGAGGTAGTAATAAATTTGGCAACCAAGAAGAAGTATAAACCTCTCACAAAAAAAGAGAAGGACTTTAATAAAAGCATCAAAAAAGAAATGATTGAAAGTGGCCTGATTCCACCACCTAAAAAGAAGCTGAACAGATTGAAATTTGCTAAGGAAACGAAACAGGAATTTAAAGACAGCAATATTAGTTACTACGAGGATATTCTTCATTTGATAGAAGCTATATCTTGGATGCTGCCAAGTGAATACAGTGGTAAAGTATCTCCTGAACAAATAGGTGTCCTTAAAGTATTGAAACTAACAGTTGACATTAAGAAGTGGCATGAGGATTTAAAAGAGAAAGGGCAAAAGCAGTATAAAGTTGGAGATTTTTATGATCAAGTAGTAGCACCAATATTAAGATTGTGAGGTAATCCAATGAATGAGACAAATTTAAAGAGCTTTAAACACACAGTAAAAGGTCTTGAAAAGGCAATGAGTTTATTTCAAATTCATATTATGGAGGATATGAAACAACGAGCCAAGCATATAAGTACTGAAGTGGGATATCCAAGACAGGAAGAGTTCCTAGAGCATCTGAATAGCTTAGAGACCATAGAGCAAGTAAAAGAGTGTATTTCAGATCTTACGAGCTGGTACATGGGTGAGTATGCAGTGATAACAGTAAAGAAAGTGAAAGATGAAATGGATAAGAAGGGAGAACTAAAAAATGAGTAGTTGGATGTTAGATGCTGGACATGGTGGTAAAGATCCAGGAGCTATAGGAGCTGCTGGCACTCAAGAGAAAGATGTAGCTCTGAAATTAGTAAAAAAGATAGGTGTGGGTCTTGAAGCAGCAGGAGAGCAGGTTTTTTATACAAGACAAACAGATATATTTATTGATCTATCGGATCGGGCTAAGATGGCTAATAATAAAAAGGTTGATTATTTTATCAGCATACATATTAATAGCTTCAAAGACCCAAAGAGCAATGGAACAGAAACGTATACTTATTTATATCCCGATCAACAAGCAATACAATTAGCACAACTTATTCAGCAAGAGCTGATAGGACAAATTGGGTTGAGGGATAGGGGTGTTAAGGAAGCTAACTTTGCAGTATTAAGAGAGACTAAGATGATTGCTGTCTTGGCTGAAGTTGCTTTTATATCAAATCCAGAAGAAGAGAGATTGCTTAAAGATGAAGCTTTCTTAGAAAAAGCAGCACAAGGGATTTTAAAAGGATTATTAAAACATATAGGAAAAGAGGTAAGTAAGATGGAAGACAAAAAACCACATTGGGGACAAACAGCAATTGATGACTTGAAAAAGGCAGGACTTATCACAAGTGACAAAGACCCAGCAGCTCCTGTTACATGGGCAGAGTTTGCAACGGTAATTAATAGAGTTTATGCAGAGATTAAAAAAATCAAAGGTTGACACACAGATAAAGTTTTGGTATAAAGGAGGTGCAAGGCTTGGATGAGTGGATTAAAGAGGTAACGATAGATATGGTACCAGAAGCCTATAAATCTTTTGTTGAAAAAATGGGACTTAAAAGCTTCTTAAACCTTGCACAAATAGCAGGTGGTACCACAATGTATATACCTAAACTTGACAACTTTGTAAGACAGGTAAGAGATGAGAAAATAAAAAAAGAATTCAATGGTTACAATCAAAATAAGATAGGGCTTAAATATAATATTTCAGCCAGAAGAGTTTTAGAGATATGTAGAGTAGATATGATGGAAGGACAGGCAAGCATATTTGACAACCCTTGAAAATGCTAGAAGCGCATCATCTATCTGAAAAAATATAAAGGTAATAAAATACCAATATAAGGACTTAAGTTCCTTGTATTGGTATTTTTTTATTGCACGAAAGGAGCCAGGTAGATGGCAGTAAGATCAGTTTTAAACAGCAAAGACATTTATTATGACTGGAATATAGGGGCTTGGAGAGACTGTAAAACAAAACAAAAAATAAATGTAAGGGGGATGCAGTAATGCAAAGTACAGTACAAGAATTATTATTAAATGTGGTTTTAGGAATGGTCACTATAGGAGGGTTATACCTTCTAAATTTTATCAACAAATGGATTACAAAGCTTAAGGCTGAAACAGAGAACCTAAAGGATGAGAGGCAATTGAATTTAGCCCTAGCAGCGATTGAAAGAGTGGAAGGTTTAGCCCAGACCACAGTGCTTGCAATAGAAGGGGTAACCGCCAAGAAGTTAAGGGAACTTGTTAAACAAGGTAATGCTCCAAGATCTGAACTTGAAAATTTAGCTGAAGATGCAATAGATAGGATTATTGGCATGTTAGAGCCGAAATATTATAAAGCTCTAGAGGAAACATTTGAGGACGTAGATACCTATGTAAAAGATGTAATAGAATCTACACTTGAGAACTTTAAGAAGAGTGGTCTCGTAAACTAAGGGGGAGCAGCATGGAAACATCACAAATCGTACAATGGGGCTTGCAAATAGTTATGACCGGTATTCTTGGATGGCTTGCTTATTTTATCAAAAAGGGTGAGGAAAGACGAGACCTAAAGGAAAGACAGCAAGATGAAGAGATAAAAGAAGTCAAACAAGAGCTATCCAATCTTAAGGCTGATTTGCCTCTTATCTATGTAACAAGAGAAGATTATATAAGAACAATGAACAATGTGGATAATAAGCTAGATAAGATATACGACAGTATGATGAGGGGAGGCATGTCGAGTGGAAAATGATGTTAAGCAGAACAAAGCTATTAGAGGCTACATTATGAGAAGTCTAGCAAAAGGCCATAACAACACTCTATTATGCAGACAGCTAGTGAATGTCATGATTAATGATGGCATTATCATTTCTCCTGATATATCCAAGCATTTAGATTATTTGCAAGATAAGGACTATGTAGAGTTTACAAATGAAAAAGTTAATTCATATACAGCGTATGCAAATGATGCGGTTATAAGATTAACTGCAAAAGGCACTGACTTAATAGAAGGGACAATTGATGATGCTGGAGTTGATGTTTAATGAGTAAACAAAGACAACGTAAGAGAACGAGATGTAAGATTGATGATCTTCCAGAACCTATCAAAAATAAGATATGTGAAATGATATCAGACACAAAAAACACCTATACAGATATAGCCATATATCTTTACGAACAAGGCTTTGAGATATCTAGAAGTTCAGTAGGCAGGTATGCCTTAAGGTCGAATGCAGCACTTGAAAGATTGCAAGAAGCCCAAGAACAAACGAGAGTGCTTATTGAAGCTGTAAAGAACAATCCAGAAGTTGACTACACTGAAGCAGGTCTTCAAATTATGATTGGAGAGCTTACTAAGAAGATGGCCACAGCTCAGGAAGAGTTTGATGAAATGCCTCTTGATAAGGCAGGAAGATTACTGGTTGCAACCTCAAGAACCAATGCATATAAAGAAAAGCTTAGAGATGATATGAGGAGTAAGGCCGAACTTGCATTTGAAAAAATGGAGGATGAAATACTTAAAACCATTAAAGCAGATGAAGAACTTGCAACCCAGCTCCATAATATTTTGCTACAAGCTAAAGAAAAGATGATGCAAGATGATTAATTTAGATACCTACATAAGAAACCTTGAAACAAACAATTTAGATCAGCAAGAGTCTATAGCGTATCAAGAGAAGTTATTAGATGAGTATCTAAACAAGGGAACTGATCTGCGAAAAGAGCAATTAAAAGCAAGACGTAAAGCTGGACAAAAGGCAGACGATTTAAGAAAAGAACTTGCAGCAATAGACCTAGAGTACTTTGGCAGAGCATACTTGCCACATTATTTTATTAGAAAGTCACCAGAATTTCATAATGAACTTAATGCTATTTGGGAACATGGCGTTTTAAAGGACAAAAATCCATATTGTGATGCCAAGGAGATATCAAGATTAGATGGCTGTAAAAGAGTTGTGGCTGCACCACGTGGCCATGCGAAATCAACAAACTTTACATTTAAGAATGCGTTGCATGCGACCCTCTATCAATATAAACATTACATTTTAATCTTGTCAGATAGTAGTGAGCAGGCAGAAGGTTTTTTAAATGACATAGCTACAGAGCTTGAAGATAATCCACTTATAAGATCAGATTTTGGAGATCTTAAAGATTACCCTTGGAACAGCAGCACACTTCGTACTAATACTGATATCAAGATAGAAGCTATTGGTTCAGGTAAAAAAGTCCGTGGTAGAAGGCATAGAAATTATAGACCAGATCTTATCATCCTAGATGATATTGAAAATGATGAGAATGTTAATACCATAGAACAAAGAAGAAAGCTTGAAAACTGGTTTTACAAGGCAGTATCAAAAGCTGGAGATACTTATACAGATATAGTCTATATAGGAACAATGCTGCACTATGATTCACTTCTAGCAAAAGTTATGAAAAACCCTATGTACAAAGCAGTCAAATATCAAGGGGTTATAAGTTTTGCTAAGAATCAAAGTCTTTGGGATGCTTGGGAGCTTATATATGTCAATCTTGAAAATGATAATAGAGAGCATGATGCAAAGGTATTCTTTGAGGCAAATAGAGAGGAAATGCTGGAAGGAACTAAGGTTCTTTGGGAAGCTAAATTGTCTTACTATGATCTCATGTGTATCAAGATATCAGAAGGAGAAAGTTCCTTTAATTCAGAGATACAAAATGATCCTATTGATCCAGATAGCTGCACCTTTAACCCTGAATGGTTTGATTACTACAATGAAGCTGAGGTTGATTTTAAATCAGGCGAGTTTATATTCATTGGAGCAGTCGATCCGTCGCTAGGTAAAAATAAAAAAAGTGATACCTCAGCTATAGTAGCTATAGCTAAAAATGTAAAAAGCGGATATATGTATGGGGTTGAGGCCAGTGTAGAAAAGCGAAAACCAGATATCATTATCGAAGACATTATAGAAATGAACAAAAGGCTCAAGCGTGATTATGGTAAAGGATTTACAAAGTTAGGAGTTGAAACCGTTCAGTTCCAACAATTCTTTAAAGATGTACTTGCAAAGGTCAGTGCAGAACGTGGAGAATACCTGCCAATTGAAGAAATTTATAACACTGTAAATAAGATCATGAGAATTGAAAGTTTACAACCAATAGTTAAAAATAAATATTTTAAGTTTAATCTAAGGCATAAAACATTAATTGAGCAAATGAAAGTGTTTCCTATGGGCAGGAATGATGATGCACCAGATACTTTAGAGATGGCAATAAGGCTTGCTCTTAAAACTGGATCAAGCAAGGCAGACTATTTAGGAGTGCTTAAAAGGGGATTGAAATTTAGAAAAGGAGCCTATTAGGAGGGAGTTCAATGTTTGAGAAAGTTAAAAGGTTTATAAAAAATCTACCTTTAACAACACTAGTAGCAGTTGTAAGAAATAACGATAAATATTCTACCTACCCTTCAAATGGCCTGACACCTTATAGATTAGCTCAAATATTTAAGGAAGCTGATACAGGGGATGTTATGAGGCAAATGGAACTATTTGAAGAAATGGAAGAAAAAGACCCTCACATCTTTTCGCAGCTCCAAACAAGGAAAAATGCGGTTACAGGGTTAGATTATGAAATTATCCCAGCCACAGATAATGAGTACGACAAACAAATAGCTGAGTTTATTAAAAGTCAAATGGAAGACATAGAAAGTTTTGAGGATGTGCTAACTGATCTGTTAGATGCAATAGGTAAAGGCATTTCATTTACAGAGATCATATGGGAAGTACAAAATGGTAAATTTTTAGTTAAGGAATTAAAACATGTGCATCAGAAACACTTCTTTTGGGATGATAAAGACTTCCTAAGATTAAGGACAGACAGTGAACCGCAGGGAATATATATACCCGATAATAAGTTTATTATTCATAGGTATAAGGCGAAGAGCGGTCACCCTTCCAGAGCAGGTGTATTAAGAATAATTGCATGGATGTATCTTTTTAAGAACTATACTGTTAAGGATTGGGTGAGCTTTTGTGAAGTATTTGGAATGCCACTTAGAGTAGGTAAATATGACCCTAGTGCAAACGAAGATGATAAGAGAGCTCTAATGGATGCACTTATCAGCTTGGGAACAGATGCAGCAGGAATTTATCCAAGTAACACAGATATAGAAATTAAGGAGAGCAATAAACAGAGCTCAGCAGATATCTATGAAAGATTAGCAAGGTTTTGTGACGAGCAAGTCAGTAAGTGTATTTTAGGGCAGACACTTACATCAGATGCAGGGAGTGGATCATACGCTCAATCTAAAACACATAATGAAGTGAGACATGATTTGACAGTAGCTGATTGTAAAGCTTTAGCAGCAACTTTAAGACGTGACCTTATTACACCACTTGTTAAGCTAAACTTTGGAGAGCAGACAAAGGTGCCAACTATAAGATTTGATTGTGAAGAATCAGAAGACTTAGTACAAGAAGCCACTATGTATGATGTATTAATTAATAAGTTAGGCCTTAAGATATCTACCTCACATCTTTATAAAAAGTTTAGCGTGCCAAAACCAGAGACTGATGAAGATGTGGCAAGTGGACAAAAACAAGAGGTAAATATGCTCGCTAATAAGCTGGAGTTTAAGGGTAAGCAAGGCGAAGTTGATGATCTAGTGGAAGTAGCAAAGTTAGAAAGTGAGCCGTTATTTAATGAACAATTTAAAGTGCTTAAAGATATTACCGCTAAATGTAATAGCTTAGAAGAGCTGAAAGAGCTGTTAGCAGATGAAGACAAAGCCTATACTATCTGCAAAGATATGAAGAGTGAAAGCTTTGAAAGATTACTAAAAGGGAGCCTCATTAATGCTTACCTGATGGGGAGAGTGAGGGAAGATGGATAAAGATTTATTTAATCTTCTGTATGGCAACTTAAACTTTGAAGAAGCTGAGAAGTACTTCCAAGGAAAACTTCCGCTGACAAAAGAGGAATATAAGCAATTAAGTGAGGGATATAAGCAACTTGCTTTTACAATATCCAATTATACGAGCGTAGAAATAGTAAATCAGTTCTATAACGAAGTTCTTAAGGCTATAGAAAACGGTACTACTATACAAGTCTTTAAGAGTGAGATAGATACTTTTCTAGCAAAGAAAGGCTATGAAGGAGTTGGGAATTTTCAAGCAGACAATATCTTCAGAACAAACCTTCAAACAGCGTATAATGTAGGACATTACGAACAAATGGCCGTTCCAGAAGTGATGAAGCTTAGACCATACTGGCAGTATTATGCAGTAGATGATGAGGATACAAGACCAACACATAGGGCAATGGATGGTATGGTATACCCAGCAGATCATGAAGTATGGGATACCTGGTACCCACCTAATGGGTATAAATGCAGATGTACAGTAAGAAGTCTATCTAAAAGGCAGGTTGAAGCTAAAGAACTAGAAATCCGAAGTGAAATGCCACCTTTGGTTCCAGATGAAGGTTTTCATACTAATCCAGCTAAAAAGGCATTTGAACCAGATATAGATAAGTATCCAGAACCATTAAAAAAAGCTTATATCAGGATGCAAGAAAAATAGTTTATAAAATGCCCTGTATTTCATTATTTTTATACTAAGGGGTAGAACTTATCGCAAGTAAAAAGAAACCCCCGTTATAACGCGTTATAACGGTGTTATATACGATTTTAGGGTAGGAGGGTAACATGAAACTAAAACCTATTATATGTACAGAAGAAATTTTACAAGAAACAGATGAAGTAAAAATCCTTCCGCTGGGGTTTGTTAAAACTCAAAAAGGCAATTTCATAGTTGATATTGAAAGCGTAAATTTTATGAGGAAGGCTTTCAAAGAGAGAAAACTAGATATTGTAGTTGATTACGAGCATCAAACCTTAAATGATGTGCAGGCTCCTGCCGGTGGATGGATTAAGGATTTTTACATTAAAGATAATGCAGTAGTTGCTAAGGTGGAATGGACAGAAAAGGCAAAAGAGTACATAGCCAATAAAGAGTATAGGTATCTATCACCAGTAGTTTTAGTTAGAAAAACAGACCATAAGGCAGTAATACTTCATTCTGTAGCACTTACTAACACCCCGGCTATAGATGGTATGTATACAATTAAAAACTCTATAGATATAGAGGACATTGAAGGAGGAGCAGAGGATATGGATTTATTACAACAACTCATTAAAATGTTAGGACTTGCAGAAGGTACAACAGAAGAGCAGGTGCTGGCAAAGCTTAAAGAAATACAAGAAGCAAGTGTTGCAGATCCATCAAGTCAAGAGGTCATAGCTAACAAAGAGACACTTAAGTTACTTGATCTAAAAGAAGATGCAACACAAGAAGAGGTGACATCAAAAATTATGGAACTTAAGAACCCAGTAGCTCAAGGTCAAGTATCAGTAGCAGAGTTTAAAGCTCTCAAGGATAAGCTTGATAGGAAAGAAGCTGAAGAGGTAGTTATGTTTGCTATGAAAGAAGGTAAGATTACACCAGCTCAGAAAGAGTGGGCAGAAGAATATGCACTTAAAGCTCCTGAAGGATTTAAAAAGTATATCGAAACTGCAAGTGTAGTTGTTCCTATGGGATCACTTGATATTCCGCCAAGCACTAAAAAGACTGTAGAGGTTGATATGAAAGCATGTAAAATGCTAGGGGTTTCAAAGGAAGACATTGAGAAGTATGGAAAGGATGTTGAATAATCATGGCACTAACAAAAGGGCGAAATACTATTGAACAAGGTTCGAATGTCATTGTACTTAAAGTTAAAGCAAGCACGAAAATTTATGAAGGTGCACTTGTAGCAGTAGATGGGGGTTATGCGATACCGGGCAAAAAAGCAACAGGATTAATAGCTGCTGGAAGAGCTGAAGAATATGTGGATAATACAGGAACTGGAGGCACGAATGGGGCAAGAAGTATTCGTGTTAAAAGAGGAGTATTTCTTTTTGAAAATGATATAACCAACCCTGTAACAGAAGCACATATATTAGGCACTTGCTACATACTAGATGATGAGACAGTTACAAGTTTAGAAACAGGAGCAAGTGTTGCAGGTAAAGTATTAGGATTTGACGGTGACCAAGTCATTGTTGAAATTAGATAAGGGAGGCAAAGGATATGATAATTAATCAATCATCGTTAGCAGGTATTAGCACAGGATTTAAAACGATTTTCAACAAGATGTTTACAGAGGTTAAACCACTATGGCAGAAGGTGGCAACGCTAGTGCCATCTGAAACAGGGGAAGAAAATTATAAGTGGTTAGGGAAATTGCCACGAATGCGTGAATGGATTGGAGAAAGACAGATTCAAAACCTTCAAGCAAGCGATTATACCATTAAAAATAAGGATTATGAGTTAACCATTGGCGTGGATCGCAATGATATCGAGGATGATAAAATCGGTGTTTATAATCCTGTTATATCAGAAATTGGACAAAGTGCAGCTGAACATCCAGATGCATTAGTATTTGGACTTATTAAAAAAGGATTTGAAAATAAGTGTTTTGATGGTAAAGCTTTTTTTGCAACAGATCATCCAGTAGGTAAAAAAGGTAGTGCAAGTAACAAAGGGACTGCAAAGCTTTCATCCGAATCTTATGGAGCTGCACGTGCAGCTATGATGTCTTTAAAAGATGAAAATGGCAATACGCTTAAGATTATCCCAAATCTACTCGTTGTGCCACCAGCACTTGAAGCTGAGGCGAAACGTATTCTTTTAGCTGAACAGATAGACGGCTCAACCAATATTTATAGAGATACAGCTGAGCTGTTAGTCGTTCCAGAGCTTGCAGGTGCAGATATATCATGGTATCTACTTTGCACCTCAAAAGCCCTTAAGCCACTCATCTATCAGGAAAGAAAGAAACCTAAGTTTGTTGCCTTCTTCAATGAAACTGATGAGCATGTATTTAAGAACAAGCAGTTCTTATATGGTGTAGATGGCAGAAGCAATGCTGGATACGGCTTTTGGCAAATGGCCTATGGTTCTGATGGCTCAGCTAACTAGGGTGTGAGATTATGTACTGCACTATAGATGAAGTTAGAAAGAATATCAAAGATGATAGTATTGATGGCATTATCGGAAATAGCTACATAGAAGAAAAAGGCGAAAAAGAGATAGTAATTAATACATTAATTGCTGAAGCTATAGAGGATGCAGATGGTGAGATAGATGGATACCTTAACAAAAGGTATCCTACTCCACTTACTAAAACACCAAAAGTAATTAATAAGTTCAGTAAAGATATTGCACTTTATAATCTATTTTCAAGAGCTGGGATTATGGAAGGAACAAGAGAAGAGACTTACCTTGAAAGATATAAGTCTGCGATACGTTTCTTAGAAAATGTGGCAAAGGGACTTATTGAAATAGGGATAGGTGCTGCTGATGAAGAGACAACAAGGCCTACTTCTGATTTTAGAATCAATTCAAATAAAAGGATGTTCAGCAGAAACTCATTGAATGGGATGTGACAAATATGGCTGGTGTACGACTGGATGGAGACATACGAAGACTTAAAAATACACTCAGAAATATGGGAGAACTCCAATTTAAAGTAGCTAATGCTGCAATAGGGCAAGTGCTTAGAAGTTCAACACTACAAAGATTTGCAGAAGGAAAAGATCCAGAAGGAAGAGCGTGGGCTCAAAGTAATAAGTATACCATTTCAAGTAATGGGAGTATAAGAAAGTCCAGAAAGAAGACCCTTATTGAGACTGCTAGACTTAAAAATTCTATCAAAGCTAAAGTAACTAATAAAGGTGTAGCTATTGGTACAAACACAATTTATGCTGCCACTCATCAGTTAGGAGATGATAATAGAACCATTAGAGCAAGAGGTTCAAAAGGGTTAAGTTTTGTTACCCCTAGTGGATGGCGAAGAAAAAAGATAGTTAAGGTAACCATACCAGCAAGGCCATTCCTTGGTATTAGTGACGAGGATATGATAGAGATTAAAGCGACTATGAATCATATCATTGAGGGGGCTGTAGAATGATAGAAGTGTATCAAAATTACATTGTAACAAAACTTAAAGAAGCCGGTATAAAGACAAAGGTTTGTATATCTATGAAAGAATTGAAGAACTTCTCAGGAGCTCATGTGGGTGCTGTCATAGTAGACAAGGATAGATTTGAAAGGGAAAAGAAGAATAAAGTTTATCAAGTTGGTGATAGCACTGTAAAACGTATTAAAAAATTAAGTAGAGAAACAACAGTCAATGTAATCATAGGCGAGTTTGAAACTTCAAAGTGCGACGAGATATTTGCAAGATTTTTGTCCTTGATTGATAAAGGAATATACGATACTGAAGGTAACTATATAGTCATTGAAATTGAAGAGGCAGATTGGGTAGATAAAGAGGATAGTATCCTTCAAAGTAAAATAGCAGTGCAGCTGCCTATCATTTTCTATGGTGGTATTTATCAGGATATAACCTATAAACCATTTGTTCCAGATATCAGTATGAATGAGGAGGAGTAATAATGGCTGAAGCAGAAACTAAAGCCAAGGCATCTAAAAAAGTAGAGCCAGAGCTTATAGATGTAGATGAATTAACAAGAGAATTTAAGATTAATGGTTCTGTATTTGCAGGAGTGAAAATGCTTAAAGGATGGAAAAAAGGTAGGAAAATTACGAGAGAAGAATTTAGAGAAGCGCTGGATGCTTTTAAAAATACTTCTTGTTAGGAGGTGGAACTATGTTAAAAAATGTTAAACATACCATAACAGATTTTGGAATTGGAGCAAGCACTGTAAAAGGTGAAGGGGTACATATCAAAATAGGAGTAAGTCATATTGAAAGTAATATTCCCCTTACAATAACAGGCAGCATGGATGCAGATAAAATAAGTGGGAAATTAGGTGATAGTCCTCTTGCAGACAGTTGCATGGATAGTATTAATAGTGGATGTAATATGATATACGCTTTACCAGTTCCAGTCGGAACGGCAGGCGTAGTTGAAGAAAAATCAAAGAGTGTAACAGGCACAGGAGAAATTACTTTAACAGGATCACCTTATAATGAACATACTGTTCAAATTACTATCACTGCCACTGGTGGCAGAAACGTAGGAGCATTTAAGTATGTAGTAGATGATGGAGATGTAAGTGAAGAAGAAACTATCCCTATAACTGGAACCTATGTAATAGCTGAAACAGGTCTTACTATCAACTTTGGAGAAGGCACCTTTGAAAAAGATGATACAGTAATCTATTCTTGTACTGCACCTAAGATGAATAATCAAGGTGTGATGGAGGCACTAGGGAAGATTAAAAATCTAAACATTAACTTTGAATTTATTCATATTGTAGGGGCAACAGAAAAGGCATTATGGGCAGCTCTTACAGTAGAAGGAGAAAAATTCTTTGATGTTTACTATAAACCTTGTGTTTTTGTATGTGAAGTAAGACCTCAAAATACTGATGAAACACTAGATCAATATGCCCAATACTTAAGAGAACAAAAAGAAGGTACTATTTCAAGAAATCTTCAAGTTGTAAGCCATAGACTAGCATTTATGAGAAATGGAAAAGAAGTAAATATCAATGCAGCAAATGTAATTATGGGGCTGCATGCAAGAGCTAAAGTGCAGCAGTCTATTGGAGAAGTTGCTGAATTTGATATTAAAGGAGCACTAGCAATACTGCCTTCAGGAATTGAAGATTATACAAGTGAACTTGATGACCTTGGGTATACGACATTACGACAGTATAGCGGTATAGAGGGAATATACGTTAATAACTCTAAAACCTTTGCTAAAGAAGGGAGCGACTTTGCTTATACTGAAAGAGTAAGAGCTATGTATAAGGCCGTAAGAGAGACACGCAAAACAGCCCTAACCAAGATGCATACGCAGGTTGATTTGAGTAACCAAGAGGCAAGCCTTAAAGCAATTGTAGAATTTATTAATGTGCCAGTAGAAAGAATGGTAGATGAAAAAGAGCTTTCTTCAGCCAGAGTAGAGATACCAGAAGATCAGGATATACTAGGGACTGAAAAACTTTATTTCAAAATAAGAGCAGTACCTATAGGTATACTTAGAGAAATTGAAATTGATGCAGGATTTGAAAATCCAGCACTTTAAGAAAGGGGTGTAAGGTATGTCAATAATCAATGGCAAAGCTTATGATTGGTCAGATGTGGATGTGCAAATACCAGGACTCTATTTAGAAGTTCAAGAAATATCCTATGATGATGAATTAGAAAAAGAACTTGTATATGGCAAAGGCTCAAGACCGAGAGGGTATGGAACTGGCAATTATAAAGCCAGTGGTAAAATAAGCCTTCTAAGAGATGATTACAATGATCTGGTAGATTATTGCAACAAGAAAAAAATACCTTTCTACAAGCTTTTTATAGATAAGATTATAGTTACATATGGTTCAGAGGGACAGCCGTTAAGAACAGATGTGATTGAAAAAGTAACTTTTGCTAAAAGAAGTGGTGGAGGGAAACAAGGCGATAAGAGCCTAGTAGTTGACCTTGATATGGTGATTGTAGGTCAGATTATTTCGGATGGCATGAAGGCTATATAGTTGTAAAATAAATGTCCAAAAAGGAGTGAAATATAATGTTTGAAGATGGAAAAGGTACAATGGAAAAAAATGAAGGTACTCAAGACGGTAAAGTTGCAGGGGCACAGATGGTTACTGGAGAAGAAATGGAACAAGAACTTAAAACAAAATATCCAAAGATTTATAGGGTAGATGCTGAACTTGATGATATTGAAAAGGAATTTACTTTCTATTTTAAGAAACCAACACCAGCAAGCTTTAACATTGTCTTAAAGAATTTGTCTAAAAAATCACTGGCTGCAATGAAGCAATTTACCCTAGAAAGTGTTGTGAGCGAACAAAAACAATGGTATGAAGAAACCATAGAAGAATATCCAGCACTTGCAATGAGCGTAGGTCAAAAGCTGCTAGGTTTATTGGGATTATCGGATAACATTACTTTAAAAAAGTTATAGAAGATCAGGAAGATGAGCTAAGTTTAATAGATAAAATGGAACTTGAAATTTATAGGTTTGTTCCTGATAGACTGATTCCAGATGATCTCTTAAATCAAGAGTTTGAAGCATTTACTAAACTTTATGCTAAAGCAAGATATATGCAAGATATAGAAATAACAAATAGACAAGATGCTATTGTTAGGGCTTTAGGTGAATAATACAAAAAGCCGACCCTACATAAGAGTCGGCTTTTTAAATGTTATAAGTTGAAAATAAAATTTAGTTGCTCTAAAAAAGACTTTAAATGGGCCAGCTTCATACTTGAAACTTTTCGGTGCATCAGGCTTTCTAATTTCAAAGGCTGCCCATATCATATAAGGCAGTGAATAGATAAAGCTAAAGGCCAAGAAACAAAAGAAAGGTACTAGAATCGCTGCACATAAACCGTATAAAAAAACAAAGAAAGAGATAAGCCACATAAGACAATCCTCCTTAAGGAAATATAAATGTTTTTATAATCATTATATTACCAAAATTAAGAAAAAGAAAGGGGTGATTTAGTGGATGCAATTTTTAAGCTGTCGGTATTTGTAAACATGGTAGATAATATTACCCAGCCTATGGGAAGTGTAGGAAGAAGCCTTGATGGTGTGCAGGGAAAGTTGGTTTCCTTAGATAATGGTTTTAAAAATATGGCTAAATCAGGAATGATGATGACAGGCATTGGAGTTGGAATGACACAAGCAGCTCTGGCACCGGTCGGGGCAACTTTCGAAACTAAAAAAGCTTTAGGGGAATTAGCCTCAGTAGGTGTAAAGAACCTAGGTGTTCTTGAAGATGCTGCTAAAGACTTTTCAGATACATGGGCGGGTACAACAAAAGCAGAATTTATAACAGCAGCCTATGATATTAAGTCAGGGATCTCAACACTTACAGATGAGGCAGTAGCTGAATACACAAAAATAGCAGGGATGACTGCTAAAGGCACAAAAGCCTCTACTGCTGAAATGACATCATTATTTGCAACTGGATATGGTATCTATAAAGGGTTTTATAAAGATATGAGTGATCTTGAATTTGGAGAAATGTTTAGTGCTGGTATTGCAAAATCAGTACAGCAGTTTAAAACAGATGGTTCAAAGATGTCACAGGCCATACAAACATTAGGAGCATCAGCAACCACTTCAAATGTACCACTTGAAGAGCAACTCTCTATCTTGGGAATGCTTCAGGCTACTATGGGAGGTGGTGAAGCAGGAACTAAGTATAAAGCGTTCTTAAAATCGGCAGCAAAGGCAGGGGAAGAATTGGGGCTTAGCTTCTTGGATGCCAATAACCAACTTCTATCAATGCCTGAAATACTTACTACTATAAGAGGTAAATTTGGAGAAACAATGGATGCAGCTGAGAAAATGGAACTTCAAAAGGCGTTTGGGACGGAAGAAGCTGTTGCTTTAATAGACCTACTGTATAACAAAACAGATGAATTAGAAGGGAACATCTTAGGGTTGTATGACACTATGGGACAAGGAACATCAGTTGCTCAAGGAATGGCAGATGCTATCAATAGCGCAGATGGCGAAAAGTTCACCGTCCTTAAACAAAAGATACAAAATACGGTAGAGACAATAGGCAATGGGATGCTACCTACTATTAATCAATGGATGGAAAAAGGAGATCAGCTACTTGGGCAAGTCAGCTCGTGGATCGGCAACAACCAGCAGTTAGCATCTAATCTATTTTTAGTAATAGCAGTAATTGGTGTTGTCCTAGCTGTCATGGGTGTATTTGCAACAACTATTGGTTTTATAGGAACAACAGTAGTAGGCAGTATTACAAACTTTAGAAACCTTGTATCCGTTCTTAAGAAAATGCCAGATGCATGGGACACTATAAGACTTAAAGCAATGTATGCCGGTGATGCTATAAAGCTTGGTTTCACCAAAATCCGAGGCGCAGCAACAACAGTTATTACAGGCATGAAAAATGTAACAAGACAAATTATCACAATGGGCAAGGCAGCTGTTATCAATGGCTTTAATGCACTAAAGAGTATGACACTTGGACTCATTGGAATGGCTAAGCAAGCTATCACAACAGCGGTAACAGCAATGCCGGGGCTTATAGCTTCAACGTGGGCATGGACAGCAGCGTTACTTGCTAATCCAGTGACATGGATAGTAGTAGGAATAGTGGCACTTATAGCAGCTATCATACTACTTTGGAGAAATTGGGATACAGTAGTAGCATGGCTTAAAGGTGCATGGCAGGCAGCCATCCAAGGAGTTATTAATGGTTTTAATTGGGTTAAAGAAAAGGTAACGAGTATGCCTAATAGTATTCTTTTACTCATAGCAGCATTTATACCATTTATAGGAATACCAATGCTTATTATGAAAAATTGGGAAAGCATTAAATCATTCTTTACTAATCTATGGACAGGGATTAAAGATGGCTTTAATAACTTTATAACAGGATGGATACCTAATATGCAGGAATCAGGTAAGAAAGTTATAAGTACCTTTGTAGATGGTATCAGAAGTATGATTAATAAACCAGCTGAAATAGTAAAAGAAGGACTTTCAAAAGTAAGACAGTTACTACCATTTTCAGATGCAAAAGAAGGGCCACTATCAAGTCTTACACTTTCAGGCTCTAAGGTGTTTACTACTATAGGTGAAGGGATGGAAAAGACAATGACCGTTCCTAGCCTTATAGCTGATGATGCTTTTCAAGATGTAGATAGCAAGTTAGATATGGATAGTATAAAAGGTGATAGACCAAAGAATTTAAACTTAAAAGAAACGTTTAAACAGACTCAAACAACAGAAGAAAGTACTACTAGAAGTAATTCTGGAACATCTATTAAAGTCGGGAATATCACGCTGCAATTTGATATGAAAGATTTAGAGGACATCAAATTTATTAAAAAGCTTATTGAAGAGCTTAAGAATCTAGGAAATCAGGATGATCCAGATGATGAAGATCTAGTAACTGCATAATAGGGAGGGAGAAATCATGATATTTACAGACGATCAATTTGTTAGGATTGGAGGGGTTCTCCTTCCAGGACTTTTTAAAAGCTTAGAAATAACTGGATCAGCAATGGTTGAAGAGATTGAAGTGAAAGGTAAAGGGAAGAAACCTAAGCAGGCAACAGGGTATGAAGACTGTAAAGTCAATATTGAAATAGTTCTTATGGATGATAGCAAAAAGACTGCATTAGAGAAACTGGAAATAATTCAGAGCATCTTCAGGACTAAAGGTCAAGCTAAACCAAAGGTTTATGACATGGTCAATCAGCATGCTATTAGAAGAGGCATAAGCAAAGTTATATTTAAGGAATTATCATCAAGAGAAACCAGTAAAAAAGAAGAGCTCATAGTGAGTTTAACTTTTTGGGAATATGAAGCTATTAATGTAAGTGCAATCAAGTCAAATAACAGCAAGAGTAAAACTACAACCAGTGGATCACAAGTAGGCAGTGATTATAAAAGCTATCTAAACGATAACAGGGGAACAGCTCCAAGAGTAGCAGATAAAACAGTAAGTACTCCGGCTAGAGAGATCACCCCTGCTATGGTAGGGAGGATGTAATGGACGATTTCTTTTATCCAGAGTACGAAGTGAAAGTTGGAAATAATATTATTACCGAAGCGATACAACTTGAAACACAACTAGATAATAATATTTCATTTGACTGGACACACATAAGTTTTACAAACAACTTACTTGCAGAATTAAATATCAAGAAAGAAGATGAATTTAGCTTAAGCATTGGGTATGATGGCGGTCTTGAAGAAATTTTTACTGGGTATGTGACAGATATCCAAGGGAATACAATTATTATCAAAAATGAAATGCTGAAGCTTGCGAAGGTAAAGATTACAAATAGCTTTATAAGCAGCATTCCACAGGAGATTATTACATTCATTTTAGAAAAAGCAGGTATTACAGAATACGAACTATCAAAAGAAGCGTATCCCATCAAAAAGCTTCTTAACTTATCAAAAGTAAGTGGGACTGAAGCTTTAAAGATGGTTGATAAAGCATTCAATATTCCCTCATCTACTAGCATTTTTAAGTGTAAGAAATTTGAATGGAATGTACCAGCTAGGCAAGATAAAATTTATAACTTCATCTACGCTGAGAACATTATTAACTTAGAGCCTACAGAAACGAAAACATGGGAGTTAACAACTATTGCAGTACCATTTGTAAAAATACTTAATAAAATTAATGTTGAGCATCCAAAAGTTTCAGGCGAATTTGATATAAATCAAATTAAGATAATGATAGACGAAAGCGGTTTTATCAGAACGAGATTGACATTTAAGGAGTAAAAGAGATGTTAAAAGCAATTATTCAGAAAGAAATTAAAGATACTATGAATAATAAATATCCTCATGCTGCCATACCTCAGACAGTACTTGCTAAGGTGACAAAGGGTGGAGATGTTATCAATTTAAAGATATTAGATGAATTTGAAAATATTGATAATAACTTTGCAGAAATACCAGAGATTAAAACAAATACATTATATGAGTATGGAGACATAGTGGTTATTACATTTCTATATGGCAAACTTGAAATGCCAATTGTGATAAGGAAGTGGGAAGGATGCTAAATGATGACATAGGCTATGAGTTAGGGCAAGGCATCATCATAAAAGATAATGACTGTATAATAGCTACAGATCTTATGGCTTTACTTCAATCAATAAAAATAGAATCTCTGACAATGGAAGGAGATCTATGGTATGACCAAACATATGGATGGGGACTTCAGGACTTTATTCATAGAAATATAGATGAAATGTTAGAAGCTGAAATTTATCAAAGGGTTAAAGATAAACTGGCTAAACGCGAAGAAGTTGACAAGGATAGTACTGTAGTAAGCTTGTCTCAAGGGAATGATAACACTATTGTTCATATAAGATTTAAAGCATTAGACCAAGAAGTAAATATGGAAATATCATTAGATAGGGTGAAAGTTGAGGTGAGGCTAGGTGGATGAAAAGCTATTAGATGAGCTTATACCAATACCTACACTTGAAGAGCAAAGGGAAGAAATAGTTACCCAGTTAGAAGAAAAGGGCTTTAATATTACTAGGTTTGCAAATGGCAGTGTGTTCGGAACAATACTCCTTATCTTCTGCCAAATAAGAATTGATATCCTAAAACTTTTACGTGTAGTTTATAAGGCTTTATTTGTATCAAGTGCACCTGATAAATGGTTAGATGTTAAGGCAAATGATTATTCTAAATCAAGAAAAGCAGCTACTAAGGCACAAGGCAAACTTACCATTACTAGAACAAATGTAGAAGATAATCTTGTTATTCCTAAAGGATATATATTTAAAACACTACCTAGTATTGCTGGAAGTGAATATAGATTTTTCAGTACAGAAAGAGTTATTATCTCCAAGAATGAAATGTCAGGTTATATTCCAGTTGCAGCTGAAGATGTAGGAAGCGAGTATAATGTCCCAACTAACAGTATTAAAAGGTCTGTGATACATATTGAAGGAATAGATGATATTACAAATGAAGATAACTGGCTTATAAGTGAAGGTGCTGATGAAGAGGAAACAGAAGCATTCAGGCAGCGCACCCTAAATAGTTGGGCGGAACTTAGTACAACTCCCATAGCAGCTAAATATAAGAATGTAGCTGAGAGTGTTGAAGGTGTTTTATATGTATTGGTAGATGATATGCATCCAAGAGGACAAGGAAGCGTTGATATCATAGTAGCTTCTTATGCAGGTACAGCCGGTGAAGAACTTCTAAGAAAGGTAGAAATGGCTTGTGAAAGCATAAAAGGTACCTATGACAACTTACTTATTAAATCAGCTGATACTGTATTACAAGATGTTGAACTCGTACTATATCTTCCTTATAACATAAATGATGAAGGTATTATAGAAGATGCTATAAATTATACTAGAGAATACTTTAAAGTCAGTAAAAACAGGGAGCTTAATACGCTTTACACGTCAGAGCTTATATTTCATGTAAGGAAGAATATTGATATCCTTAAAGGAATAAAAGTAGTTCAGCCATCAAGTGATCAGGTGCTTTCAAAGGATAAGGTTATCATATTAGGTGAAGTAAATGTAACAATAGAAAGGGTGTAGTAAGATGTTTGATAAGTTCAAAGATTATATGTATTACTTACTACATGAACCAATAAGAAATAATCAAGTATATATTTTATTCACCGTTATAGGCAATATTTTTGACCAAATTAAAGAGGATATATTTGAAATTAGAAAACAAGCAAATATATTAACAGCAACAGGAAAGCATCTTGATATGCATGGTAAAGATAGAAAGATGCCGAGGTTAAAAAGGGAAGATGATGAGTCGTATAGAAGAAGGCTTTTAATGAAGGCAGAAATAGCAGCTAGAGCAGGAACTTTGCCGGGATTAAAATTAGCTCTTAAATCTATGGGGTATGAGACAGAAGTTAATCCTCTATATTTACAAGATACCGAGAGATGGGCAGAGTTTTATGTGCTTATGGAAGAACTTTTAGAAGGTGAAGAAATATATGATTTCAGAATCATTAAAGAAACGGTGATGGATGTTAAGCAAGCTAGTTCAAAGCCTAATTATGGATTTAGATATACTGTAGACTTTGAGAACAACAACCTTTTAAGCACCAAAGTATATTGCATTATGGCAATGAATTTTTATGATAATATTCCTTTATATCTTGATGGGACGTGGATCTTAGATGGTACATATGTATTAAATGGCAGCAAGCTAGGACTTAGAAATAATAGTTACACAGGCTTAAAAATAGGCACTTCTATTCCCAATGAAATTACTTATGATGGTTCGGTTCAAATTGATGCAACATGGTATTTAGATGGTACTTATCTACTTGATGGAAGTAAAAAGTTAAATGGTTCAGTATGGAGGGAGGAATTAGCTTGAGTACATTAACTAGTGTTACAACAAATATTGCTAGAGAAAAGATGGTTAAAGCAAGAGCTGGTGAAAGAACACTGCCACCAATAAGTCAAATGGCTTTTGGAAGAGGAGGCGTTGATGCAGCAGGGAACATAAAGCAACCCCTAGCAGCTCAAACAGCTTTAAATGATGAAATTGCTAGAAAAGATATAGAGAGCTATAGTTTCCCAATACTAACAACTTGCAGGTATGTATGCAGACTTGTTAGAGGGGAATTAGCAGGAGAAGATATATCGGAGATAGCGTTGATAGATGCTGAAGGTGACATAGTAGCTATTAAAAACTTCAAGGCTAAAGGTAAAGACTCAGATATTGAAATGATATTTGAATTAGATGATGAATTTTAGGAGGGGATGGCATGGAAAATGAAGAATTAATTTTTACAGAAGAGCTAAGGCAACTTACCACAAATGATCCAGGGCATCCTGAGACATTCAATCCTTTGTTTGGCCAGCTCTTAGAGAATACAAAGTATCTTAAGAAGGAAGCCGAAGACCAAGGTCAACAAATAAGTGATTTATCAGCTGAACTAAGCCAACGAAGCAATCCTAATTTGCTTATAAATGCAAATTTCTTAAATCCCGTCAATCAAAGAGGACTTACAGAGTATACAACGAATTTTAAGTATACAATAGATAGATGGTATCTAAAATATACTGATAGTGCAAGTGTAAAAATCACAAATAGAGGTGTCACACTTGCTGGCACAACTACCAATGACGGTTCATTTAGCATTAGATATCCTTTAGAAAATTCGAGAGCTTTATTTGGAAAGAAAGTGGTGTTATCTGTAAAAATAAACAAAAATACTTGTGGGAACTTTGGTAGTGCAGTCTTGTGTCGTGGAAATGGACCAAATAGTCTTGCAGGTGTATATGGTAGTGTAAATTTGGATGGTGTCGGTGTTTTCAGTGTAGTAATAGATATACCATTAGATAATGGGGGATATTCATATATTGTTCCAGTTATCCAAGCGTATAACCCAAATAGTACAGTGAGTGGTGAACTTGAAATTGAATGGGTTAAGTTAGAACCAGGCGAATATGCTACACCATTCATACCCAGAACGTACGCAGAGGAGTTGGCGATGTGCAAATGGTATTATCGAACATTTCCTACCTATGCAAGACAAAGGACAAAGCTAATACTCGCAAACCAACTACTCTTCTACTATACTTTTCCTGAAATGAGGGTATCTCCGACGGTATCTAACTATAATATAGGCTTAAGAGTTACCCCAGTAAATTCAAATACAGAGATAACAGGATTTACGTTTGCTTTAGAAAGTGGGTCGAACAAAGACGCGGTGATTATATACGCCAACAAGACTGCGCATGGTATGACAGACGCGGTATTATCATACAACGGAGTTGCTATAACCACATTAGATGCAGAGATCTATTAGGAGGTGTAATATGTATCAAGTATACGCAAGGCCAAACAATGAAGGTTATGTGGAGAGATTTTTCTCCACTTGCTTTAAAGAAGTAAAAGACGGAGATGTATTTGTTAAAGAGGGAGATGGAGACGAGTTTGTACATGTAAGTTACATGCAAGCTTTAGACGCAAATGGTTGTCACAACTATAAGATTATTGATAATAAACTAATAGAATGTACAGCAGAAGATAAAGAGGCGGAAATGAATTCTAGACCTTTGCCAGAGCCAACACTTGAAGAACAGGTGCAACAAATGCAAGCTGGGATGGCTCAAATTGCTATGCAAACAGCTAAAAATACATTATTACAAGGAGGCAACTTATAATGAATGAAACGCTAAAACAAATGGTGCAACAAAATATATTTGTAAGGATTGCAATAGCAGCGGTAGACCAAAAGACACAAGACTTGAAAGGCATGCAAGAGCTTGTAGCTTTATATTTAGCTATGAAATGGATTAGTGCAGCAGAGGCAGCAGAAATATTAGGTTATGCGCAACAACAATTAGCCTCAGCAGTTTAATAAAATAATCAATTGTTAAAAAACAGGGCATGAAAATAGCTTAGAATTAATTCTATTTTTATGCCCTATTAAATTACTTTATTATATGTTTTTTAAAGCCAGATCGTATAATTAGCTCAAGATCATAACCTAGGACTGTACAGATACTTTGAAGGACGCAGAGCGGTATTGAAGTTTGTCCGCACTCATATTTTTTGATAGAACTTTTACTTTTACCAATTCTAGTGCCTAGTTCTGAAGAACTGATATTAGAACTTATTCTTAGATTTTGGATTAATTTCCCGAGTTCTTTATTATTTATCATTGTAGCATCACCACCACTTTAATAATTGCCAAATTTTACATATTTAATTCTCTCGAAATGGGACAAAATAATTGTACCAACTGGAAAAGAGAGGAGATTAAAAATGGCTTGGTCTAAAGTTTATAGCCCTGAAAAATGGGAAGTAGCTAATAAAGAAAATAAAGAGCTTTTAAAAGATTATCTGGTAGAGCTAAGGGCAGAAAGATTAAAAGATAGTACTTTAAAACAGTATAGAGATGATGGTAGAATGATTTTGTGTTATATACAATCAGAAATGGAGAATAGAAGCATACTAGCGTTTACAAGGAAGGACTTCAGGAATATAGCTCTCTGGCTTACAGACGAACGAAAAGTTTCTAATGCACGTTTCAATAGAGTATTTTCAATTCTTCATGGAATGATGGAATATGCAGAGGACGACGAAGACTATTCCTATGAACAGAATGAAGCTAGAAAAATAAAGAGACTTCCACGACAACCAGTGAGAGAAATATATTTTTTAAGCGATACTCAGATACACAAGATAAGAAACTATCTTTTAGAGAATAGGAAATATAGAGAATGTGCATATCTTGATATAAGTTATGACAGTGCAGCTAGGATTAGTGAAGTAAATCAGATAAAAAAGTCAGACATTCTAAGTATGAGGTATACCAATACAGTTGTAGGAAAGATGGGTAAAAAATTCAATTTGCTTTATCATAAGAATAGCTTGGAGAGTCTAAGTTTATACTTGCAGCAACGAGGTGGGGATGATGAAGATGCTTTATGGGTCAGCATGAGGGGTACTAAAAGAACACGATTAAAAAATAGTGCTTTATACGACTGGACAAAAAAGATGACTAAGATCTTAAATTTGCTAGAAGGGAAGAATTTAAATTTCTCTCCACATAGTTTCAGACATTCGGCTCTACAAAATTACAGAGATGGGACTCATTATATGTGTAAAGAGATGGCGACACCCCGAATATTTACTATGGAGGAGCTTCAGGCTTTAGCCCATCATGACAGCATGGAAACAACTAGGAGTTATCTCAAGTCAGATGAAAGCAGCGTCATAGAACGAATGTTCGATATAAAATTCAGTTAAGGTAAGAAGATTAAGTCATAAAATAAGATGGCTTAATCTTCTTATCTGAATTGAATTATGAGCGCAATAGGTTTTAGACAAAAATTCTGCAAATAAAGGTCAAAAATTTTGCGCATGCACAGTTATTTAGAAATTTATGTATAATTTATAAAGAAGGAATGTGAAATTCAAAAAATAATTTATTTTATAAAATAAGGAGCTAAGGAATATGTGCGAAAAAATAAAGGTATATCTCAAAAAAATAGAGGGTGCTGAGGATCTAGAAGTACCAAAGTACATGACAAACGGGGCTGCAGGTGTTGATTTGTATGCCCATGTCAAAGAAGCGGTCATCTTAAAGCCAGGAGAATATAAGATCATTGCAACAGGAATAGCCATTGAGCTGCCAGAAGGTTTTGAAGCTCAAATACGAGGACGAAGCGGCCTTGCAGCAAAACATGGTATTGGTTTAGTTAATGGGATCGGTACTATTGATGCTGATTATCGAGGAGAAATAAAAGTGATACTCATTAACTGGGGAACGGGGCCTTTTAGCATTCAAAGAGGAGAGCGTATTGCGCAAATGATTATTCAACGTGTTTGTCAGGCTGAGTTTGTACTTACCGACAGCTTAAGTACTACGCACCGTGGTGAAGGGGGCTTTGGACATACTGGACAAAATTAG